GCGTTGCAAGCGTTGACTGCCGATCCGGGAGTTTATCAGCGAGGCGGGATGCTGATGCGGGTGATCCGCGACCAGCAGCCGGACGATGGCATTTTGCGGGCACCTGGCTCGCCGACGATTCAGTCATTACCACCAGCGAATTTGCGAGAGCGGATGACGCGATGCGCAACATTCAGCAAGCTCAACAATAAGGGCGATGAGGTGCCGGCGCATCCGCCGCCCTGGTTGGTTTCGGCAATCGACGCTCGCGGGGAATGGCCGGGGATTCGTCCGCTCATGGGGGTGTCGGACGCGCCGATACTTCGCAGCGACGGTTCAGTGTGGCAGACACCGGGCTACGATCCGCGTACTGGGGTGCTCTACGAACCGGCAGTGGGTATGACGTTTCCGCCGGTCCATGATGAGGCCGATTTGGACGATGCGATTGCGGCGGCAGAGCGGTTGTTGCAGGTGGTCTGCGACTTTCGGTTTGAGTCGAAGGAGCATCAGGCGGCATGGCTCGCGGGATTGCTCACACCGCTCGCACGGTTCGCATTCGCCGGGCCGACGCCAATGTTCCTCATCGACGCCAACGTTCGCGGTGCAGGGAAAGGTTTATTGGCACAAACGATTGGGCGGATCGTGCTGGGCCGTGAGATGCCGGTGTCCAGCTATGCCCACGATTCGGAGGAGATGCGGAAGAAAATCACGTCGATTGCGATTGCGGGTGATCGGCTGATCCTGTTCGACAATCTTGAGGGCGTCTTCGGCAACGACGCACTGGATCGGGCGCTCACATCGACCAGGTGGAAAGACCGCATCCTCGGCAAGAGTCAGGAAGTTGAGTTGCCGCTACTGCCGGCGTGGTACGCCACGGGAAATAACGTACAGGTCGCGGCTGATACAACGCGGCGGATCATCCATGTTCGGCTCGACGTGTTGGAGGAGCACCCCGAAGACCGTACCGGCTTTCAGCACCCGAACTTGCTGGCGTGGATCACCGCCAATCGCGGGCAACTTCTCGCCGACGCTCTGACCATCCTCGCGACCTACTGCCGTGCTGGTCGCCTCAAGGCGGGGCTGACGCCCTTTGGTAGTTTTGAAGGGTGGAGCGATCTTGTCCGCGAAGCGATCGTATGGATTGGCCTGCCCGATCCGTGCTTGACGCGGACACGCCTGGCCGAAGCTGCCGACACGACGGCGGATGCCCTTGCCCAACTCTTTACAGCATGGAAGGCGTTCGACCCACTCAACCGGGGCGTCATCGTTTCCGAAATGTTGGAACGTTTGTATCGAACCGAATACCGGCCCAGCGACACAGATTCGATAGCAATGCGCGCTGCACTCGAAGGGATCGTCGGTTGTCCGCCCGGACGAACGCCAACGCCCAAGCAAGTAGGTAGCAAGCTCCGTCTCTTTCGCCGGCGCGTACTGGGGCAATGTTTTTTGGATATCGACCCTCAACGTCGCATCGCTGGAATGGCATGGAGGCTCTATGACGCCAAATAATTGCATAGTTTCGACGGTCATAACGACGTTCGCCAATATCTTAACATATGGAGTACGGTCAAATACATTACGTAATTCCATGCAAAACAAAGCACTTATAGCAAAACATGTATTTGATGTATTTGAAAACAACCCCAAGCCAAAAAAAACACAAGAGAAGAAAAATATATTAGGGCTGGGGCTGAAACAAATACATCAAATACATCAAATACATATACACAAACACGAACGGGTATTGAGTAGTTGTTTATTGCAGTTATTGCCGTTCTCGCGATCCGCCGTACCCGCATCAAGGGAAATATATAGGGCGGTTGATGGTGAATGGGTCCTTCCCGGCTCCTCTGTGTTCGACCCTCCGGAGGGAACCAGGGGGGGGGAAGCTAGAGTTTTATTTTGCAAAAGAGTGTTTTGGGTATCCGCAAGATAGGTAAGCGCCACATCAATCGTTGTTGTGGCAGTGTCAAAATTGTGTTTCAGGAGTAATCAAAATGAGTACAGGTAATATGGGTAATTCGAGGAATCTGCGGTTGGAGTGGGTTGAAGCTGGGTCGTTGCTTGAGAATCCTGCGAACTGGCGGCGGCATTCGCCGGAGCAGTTGCAGTCGATTAAGGATTTGCTGGCTGATCCGGATGTGGGGTGGGCGGGGGCGTTTTTGTTCAATGAGCGGACGGGGAGACTGATTGATGGGCATGCGCGGAAACAAGTGGTTGATCCGAAGGAGGTTGTGCCGGTGTTGGTGGGCGACTGGACGGAGGAAGCGGAGCGGAAGATTCTTGCGACGCTTGATCCGGTCGGGATGTTGGCGACGGGCGATCCGGCGGCGTATCAGGCATTGGTCGAGTCGATCACGGCGGAGAGTTTGTGGGTTCGCGATCTGTTGCACAATACCGCCGCCGGTTTGGTGGCGACGGATGAGGAGTCGGAGCCGGAAGAGGAACCGTCGGCGGCGTTGCCGCAGATGGAGTGTCAGCCGTTCGAGCACCATGACTACATTATGTTGATGTTTCATCACGAGCAGGATTTTCAGCAGGCGTGTGAGCGGCTGGGGATTCAGAAGGTCGGGATCACGTATCCGGGTGGTAAGACGAAGATCGGGCTGGGACGGGTGATCGACGGTGCCAAGGCGATCCGGATGCTGACGGGGGAGGGGAATAAGTGAAGTGTTGTCAGAGCGAGTGTCGTCATGCGGCCATGTTTCGCATCACCTGGGGCGAACGGCTCGGACAGCGCGGCGTGTTTTGTGAAAGTTGTATGTGGGAGTTGTGGAGTAAGGCAAAGGGTCTGGTGGAGTTGGGAAAGTTGTTTTGGATTCAAGAGCCTGTCACAACAAAGGAGAAAGCGTGAAGATTGTTATACCGTCGAAAGGTCGTGCGAGTGTTTTACAAGAGAAGGCGTTGCGGCTGTTTCCGGATGCGGTGGTTTGTGTCGGCGATGATGAAGTGGAGGCTTACGCCAAGGTCACAGGCAACCTGCTTGTGCATCCCGCCGGCGTCGTCGGGATCGGCCCGCTGCGGCAGTGGGTGATGGACAACGTTGCCGATCCTGTCGTGGTGATGGTCGATGACGATGTGACGCATGTGTACTCACAGGTTGGGTTTCACAAGCGACGCATCGAGGATGCCGACACCGCGCGGGCGATTGTGGAGCGATTGGCGATCATGGCCGTGGATGCCGGTGTTCGTGTGTTTGGGTTCCAGCAGGCGGCGCGGCCGCTGACGTATGCGAATTTTAGACCGTTTTCGATCAATACATGGGTGGGCGGCATTGTGGGCGTCGTGGGTCGGGAGCTTCGTTACGACACGTCGCTGCTATTGCGAGCGGACATCGACTTTTGTTTGCAGTCGTTGATGCTGGATCGGTTCGTGCTTGTGGATGGCCGCTATAGTTTCATTCACACACGGTTTGCTGGTTCGGGCGGTAATGCGCGACAACGCAGCGCCGACCGCCATGAACAGGAAATCAAATACCTTCGCCGTAAGTGGGGACCATATCTGGATGTTGTCCAAGCGAAGGGGACAACGCGGTTGGTTGTGAGAGTTAAAAGGTAATTGAGGTAATCGCCCGAGAAGCCGTGAAAAAGAAAAAATAAAAGAATTTTTGAAGCCTGTTGTCAACTATATAAAAACACAAGTCTTATGCTATTGAGATATTTAGTCATTTATTTTACTCAATGCGATATCTGTAGGATACTTATATAACAAGACTTATATGTTCTCGAACCAAAGGAGCAAACCATGTGGACAAAGCGAATCGAACTTGTGGGAAGAATTGGGCGAGTTCTTATGGAACGAACCAACGAACGGGCTTTCACTGTCACAAGCACCCTCGAATATCCATATGAGTGCAAGACGTGGGAGTCGTCAACGATCATCTATGACGATGAATTGATGCAGATTGCCATTGAAGTGCAGAATCACTTCAACGGGAAGTACGCCAATAATCGCGACCTACAGGACATTTTCACGGAATTGCAACGATTCCAGGATGTTTGATTGATTTTGAAAACTATCCGACTCCCGCCGGGCTGTCTGGCGGGAGGGACGGATAAACAAGAGGCCGGTCGGGTGATTACGCCGCCCGTCGGTCAGACGCCAGAACGATAAGGAGTTCAAGATGCTACGTGAGTTTACCCTACGTGAGTTTAACCTGTTCCACCCAAGCACTCGCCCCGCCGCCCCCCCCATTCCCCCTGTCCTCTCCGTCCCCCCCGCCCCCCCCAATCACCCACGCGAGCCGGTCGATGTTTTGCCCGAACCCGTCAGGACTGCCAGTCCGCGAGTCACGAACTCACGGGCGCAAACCCTTCGCAGCATAGCGGATCGTATGCAGGGGCAGATTGATGTGAACATGCGACCGATGACGCAAAATCCGACGCCGAAGCGGAACCGGCAATATCGGCAAAGGATCATCGAAGGGGGCAACATACAGCGTACCCAAGAGGCACTGCGGGCACTGGCCGACGCTCATGAGAGGGGAGCAGTGCCGATCATGTTGAAAGATTTGAAGAGCAAGGCACAGGTGGCTCCGCTGGTTCGCAAGCGGTTGGAATCCACGGGTTATTACGAAGTTCATGAAGGGGACTATGCCGATTGCTCGCCCATCGCCCAAGCGATTCGTGAACTCGTGGTCAGCGTCAGAAGTCCGGAAGCGGCCAAGGTGTTTGCCGAGCAAGCGCATGCACAGTGGATTGCGGAGTTGGAGGATAAGGTTCGGCGTATGAGTATTCGGGGGTTCTTTCCGACGCCGAAGTTGCTCATCGACAAGATGCTTGTGGCTGCCGACCTGCGACCCGGTGACAAAGTGCTTGAGCCATCTGCTGGCAAAGGGGACATTGCCGACGCTATGAAAGCCCAGGGCGTGATTCCGGATGTGATTGAGATTTGCGGAGCGTTGTGGCCGATCTTGAAAGCCAAGGGGTACACCTTGGTTGCTACGGATTTTCTCCGGCATCAGGGGGAAGATGTTGAGGGTGGAGGGTACGACAAGATCGTGATGAACCCGCCGTTTGAAAAGGGACAGGACATTGACCATGTTCGCCATGCCTACAGCCTGCTCAAACCGGACGGCAGGCTCGTGGCGATTATGTCAGAAGGGTCGTTTTATCGCAGCGACCGGAAAGCGACCGAGTTCCGTGACTGGCTGGCCGACGTTGGCGGGGAGAGCGACAAGAATCCGAGCGATGCGTTTAAGGGGCCGGGAGCATTCTGTCCAACCAGCGTGGCGACGCGGATGGTGACGATTCAAAGGTAAACAAGGTAAGCGTCTGAGAAGCTGTGGAAAAGGAAAAATAAAAGAATTTTTGAGGCTTGTTGTCAACTATCCATCAAACAAAGCCTTATGTAATCGAGATATTTAGTTATTTATTTGACTCAACGTATGATCTGTAGGATACTTATATAACAAAATTTATATGTTCTCTAACACAGGAGTAAACCATGAAACTCGCACGAATCGAATTTAACGGAAAAATAGCCAGTGCAAACATTCACAGAGATGACTTCCCGGACAGGCATTTCATCCTTTGTATCGACCCACACCCATACCAAGTAGGGAAGAGGATGAATCGGGCAATTCCGCTCAACACCAGTGACGAAGAGTTGATGAAGTTTGCTCGTGATGTGCAACGCCGCACGGATGGATATCGCGGAAGTGACGACGAAGTTCAAGAATTTTTCCGCGAAATGAAGCGATTCCAGACCAACTTTTAAGCCATCCGACTCCCGCCGGACTGTCCGGCGGCGAGGGACGGATAAACAAAGGGGCCGGCCAGGTGATTACGCCACCTGCCGGCCAGGCACCAGAACGAAAGGAGTTCAAGATGCCACGTAAGTCTATCCCCCCCCAATTCCCCACTCAAGCCTCCCCCCAGTCCACCAGTTCTCCCCCAGCGGAGCGACCGGAGCCAAACGAAATCTTCCGACTGCTCGCCCGTGCCGTCGAGGAACACCTTCACGACAAGGGTGTCGATGAGGCGTCGATCCGCGAGATCGTCAGCGAGGAGATCGGCAAAGTAACGTTGCCAAAGTCGGTCGAGTTTCGGTTGCCGACCGGGGCGATCAATACGTTGGCCGAGTTGCCGCATCGACAATTTACTGATTTGGTCGGCCTGGTCGAGGAAGGCCACACGAATCTTCTGCTGGTCGGGCCGTCGGGATCGGGGAAGACCACGCTGGCGAAGAATCTTGCCCAGGCGTTGGGAAGGTATTTCGGATTTATCTCGCTGTCTGCGGGAATCACGGAAACGCACCTGCTGGGCCGAACACTGCCTCAAGCGGATGGCAGTTGGAAATTTGTGCCGAGCCTGTTCGTGCAGATGTACGAAAGCGGCGGGGTGTATCTGTTGGATGAGATTGATGCCGCCGATGCGAATGTGATGGTGGCGATCAATGCCGCGCTCGCGAACGGAGTGCTTGTGACGCCGGACGGTATTGTTCATCGGCGACATGAGAATTGCATCATCATCGCCGCAGCCAATACATGGGGGCGGGGTGGGGATTTGATGTACGTCGGTCGCAATCAGTTGGACGCCTCCACATTGGATCGGTTCTGTCTTTCGACGCTGTTTGTGACTTATGACGAAGGGCTGGAAACCGAGTTGGTCAAGTCAGGGCTGGATGGGGAAGTCGGCGACACGCTGCTCCAATGGGTTCAGCAGGTTCGGGGCGCGATCAGCCGCAACCGGATACGTCGGGTTGCTTCAACGCGGTTGGTGGTTTCCTCGATCAAGGCATTGCGGCACGGTCGCAGTTTCGATGATGTCAAGGCTCGGTTCTTCCAGGACTGGTCGGATGATGAGAAAGCGAAGGTGTGCTGATGACTCTCTACGCCAAAAAACCTCGTTTAATCAATGCGTTCTATAGCGGTGTCTGTCGAGCTTGTGACAAGAAGGTTATTAAAGGCGAGCAGGCGTGGTTTGCCAAGCACTACGGGATTCGCTGCCCAGCCTGTGGCCCTCACACCGATCTGGATGCTCCGCTGCCGAGCAAGCGAGGCAAGAGGAGCCGGAGCCGTGGGGGGGGGGCGAGTTCTCCGCGAGCCAAGACGGTTCGAAGAGCCATCGTCGTTGCGGCCAATTCTCCCTCCAACGACCAGCCGCTCCGCCGGATCGGATTTACGCCCACCTACGCGCCAGCCTTTTTGAAAGGGTTAGCGGAGAGAGGGCCGGATGGAACGGATCGCCTGATGTGGTCGAGCGTGTCAGAAGTCGTCGAGGACGGCTTCGCCGACTACGCACAGTGCGAAGATATTCGCGTAGCCATGAACAAACTCCACATGCGACATAATGGGGATGCGTGGAGCAACGGACACACGAAGGATTCGCTCCGCAAGGCTATCAGTGAGCCAGCGCCGAAGTTGCTCTGCGAGATTGATGCAATGCGGGAAATGTTCATTGGCGATTTGTCCATACCCACGCAGCCGCGTCGTAAAATTCGCCGAGGGCAGGACTGGGGCGATGAGCTTGATAGCTTGCGATTCCTGGCACGGGAACCGAATGCGTGGGAACGAAGTGTTCGGGAAAGTCAGCCTCGCCGCACGTTGTCCATCGGTGTGAACCTCACAGTCTTTTGGGCGCAAAAACCAGAGGAGTTGATTTACCGGGGAGCCGCCGCGATCGCGCTGGCGGACCTGCTGACGCAGAGAGGCGTCAATGTGCGGATCGTGGGGGTTTCCGTGGGGGAGGATGTCACTTCTGTGGTTCGCAAGCTGGTGAGTTTCGTTGAACTCAAGAGAGCCGATATGCCACTGGATATTTCCAGTCTTGCCACCGCTGTTTGCGATATCGGGTTCTTCCGCATGGTCGTCGCGCCAGCGGAGTTCCGGCACCTGCTAGGCCGGCTGAGCGAGAGCATGGGGACTCGCGGCAAACAGTATTTGCCGGGGCCGGATCGGATGTCGCTCGATTATCTCGTGGAATCCGGAGTTACCAATCGCGAAGCCGCGATCTCGTGGCTACGCGAACAGATGGCTGTTTCGATGGAACAGCAGGAGGTGTGTCATGTCTAAACCGATCAAGCATGAGTTGTGCATGTCGGTGTTGCCGATTCTGCGTGAAGCCGTCCGTCATCAAGTCGCTATGTGGGAAGCACTGAGCAAACTGGAAAATCTGTTGGACTGCGAGATTGAGAGTCATCACCTGCATGTGGTGTCGGTCGAGGGCATGGAAGACTTCGATGTGATCGGCGTCGATGACGCGAAGTATTTTCTGGAAAGCCTTCTGGAAAGTTTGCGAGGGGAGGAAGGGGGGGGGAGGCCATGACGAGCGACCTCTTTGGCAAACCCGTTGCCCCAGTGCTCACCGGCGAGCAGGAGGAGTTTCCTTTTCCGGAGCCGTCGCCGCTGGACCTGCAAGTTCAACGCGAGGCGGCGAAGTGGCAGCAGGCCCGTTGTCCCGAAACCATCGACATGTTTTCTGATTCCAAACCCGAATTGAGGAGTACCCAACCATGACAGCGTTGTCATTACCTATAGAGACCATTCAACATCTTCGGCAGCGCCGTGCCGCCGGAGAGCGTGTTTCCATGTTGGCCGGTGAAGTTGGCCTACCCTGGCAGAAACTCGAAAAGATTCTGCGGCACTTCATCCCCCCCACAACATCCCCCACAATATCTCCCCCCATCCTCACGCCCATTACCAGGCTGTTACAGGCTGCGCGTGAGAGAACCGGGACACTAACCGAGCGTTACCGGCCGAGAAGTTTGGACGCGATTCTAGGCCAGCCTACGGTTGTCAATATATTGAGACAATTCGTGGCGAATCCTTATCCGGTGGCTTTCCTGTGTGAGGGGGATACCGGGACGGGGAAAACAACCGTAGCCTGGGCGCTGGCCGAGGCGTTGGGGTGTGCGGTGGAACATGCCGAGTTCGGCGGGGTGTGGTCGATTGCCAGCGGCGAACAGTCCGCCGACGCCGTGCGAGATATGTACCGACGTTTGCATTTGACCACGATGTACGGGAGTGGGTGGAAGGTCGCGGTCATAAATGAAACGGATCGGATGAGTAAGGCTGCCGAGACGATTTGGCTGGATGTTTTGGAAAATCTGCCGATCCGCAGCGTGGTCATATTCACCTCGAATTTCGGTAACACGCTGCCGAGTCGGTTTCGGGATCGTTGCGTTCCGCTCAACTTTGTTGCCGATCCGGTGCGGTTGCAAGCTGACGCCCGGTTGTTGGTGGAGGGCATCTGGCGACAGGAAACCGGCAAAGCAGCTTCGCCGGAAATTGTGAAGAAGGTGCTCGCCGCCGGGGTCGAGGGTGGCAAGTTGAGTTTTCGGCGGATTGTGCAAGCCCTGCAAGTTCAGTTGATGAAAGGTGGTGCCCTGTGAAATTGAAAACTACCCGTGGATATTTTCTGCTGGATGTTGCGTCGGCGTTGCAGAAGGCGATCCGTCGCGGCGACGCCCGCCTCGCCGGTTACTGGGCAATCGAGTTGTTCGAGAGCAACTACAGGGAATACGTGTGGCGGCGTTTGCTGACGATCAGTGCGGAGGACTGCTGGGGAATCATCACCCACGAAATCGAAGCGCTGTACAGGTCGTGGCAAATCATCGACAAGCAGAAGCCCGGCGGCGGAAGAATCTTTGCATCGAAAGCGACGATTCTGCTGTGCCAGTCGCGCAAGTGCCGCGATGCGGATCATCTGACCAACTTGGTCTACGACCCTAAAGCCGTTGATGACGCGGAGCTTGAACGAGACCTGGACACGGCGCGTCAGCAGCCCGAAGCAATTCCCGACTACGCCTTCGACGTTCACACGGCGGCGGGGAAGCGAGCGGGTAAGACGAAGGGAGATTTCTTTCGAGAGGAGTACGACGCACTCAATCCGAAACAGCCCGGCTTGTTCGACGCCGACGTGGAGAGCATCCGGAAAGGCGGTGCGGCATGATCGGGAACCAACCTTTGATTGTGTCCTACGGTGCGGGCCGCGATTCGACGGCCATGCTCATCGAGATGCACCGCCGAGGCATCCGTCCTGATGTCATTTTGTTCGCGAATGTCGGGAGCGAGAAGCAGGCGACGTACCGATTTATTCCCGTGTTCGACCAGTGGTTAAAGGATCACGGGTTTCCGGGGATCACCATCGTTGCGTATCGGCCAAAGTGGGCACCGTACCACACGTTGGAAGGCAACATGATCCTGAATGCGACGCTGCCGGGAGCGACGTTCAACATGCACACATGCGCGGTGAAGTTCAAGATCGAACCGCAGCAACGTTGGACCGGACATTGGGGACCAGCTCGTCGGGCCTGGTCTCGCGGGATTAAAGTGTTGAAGTACATCGGGTTCGATTGTGATGAAACGCATCGCCTCAAAGACGCTGACGCCAAAGCCCACTCCGGCGAGGCCGATCCCAAAGAGCAAGAGCGGTTTGAGCATCATATGCCGCTCATGGAGTGGGGGATCAATCTGGAAAAGTGCAAGGAAATTATTGATGCGGCGGGGTTGCCGATCCCGCCGAAGAGCGCGTGTTTCTTTTGTCCGTCTCAAAAGCCACAGGAGGTCAACGACGCGGAGCCGGAGGATCGAGCCAGGACGATCCTCATGGAGTATGCGGCGGAACCTTACAACCGGAAGGTCCGTGGGTTGTGGCGGCGTCCGCGTCTTTCCGATGGAAGGCCGGGGTCGATCACAGAATACATCCTGGAGCGGCGGTTGCCGTTCACGCCGCTGACTTTGCTGGGGCGGCAGATTGTTCTGAATCCGAATTGTCAGAAGGCTCGCAAGGGGAGCACGTTTCGAGGGCCGCATATGGGGCCGAGTTTGAGGGAGTTGCTGGTTGCGGCGGGGCATGAGGTGCCGGAGGTCGTAATGGACGGAAATTCAAACGTACCGGCATACCGGGAGGATCGGCGTGGTGTGGAGTTGTCGGCGGAAGATGAGGATGAGGAACACCGGACGTTATTTAGTTCACTGTAAATAGGTCATAGAGGAATTTCCCGACTCATCCGGGAAGGCTTCTCCGAGGCTGTCAGAGGCAAGCAAACCGGGGTGTTCGATATGAACCACCCCTTTTTCAGCGGACGTTTTTACGAGGCACAGGAGGTTAAAAGATATGGCAGGTATACCAGGTAAACCACATTCACTTCGGGACCGGATTGTTTTGCTGCTGGTCAACGGCATGAGTGCCGAGGCGGCGGAGGGATTTGCGGTGCAGTCGGGAACGCCGGTCGAGGAGGCAAGGCAGGTCGTTGCTGATGCGAGGAAGCGTATCACGGTCGCCGCCGATTACACACGCGACGAGCAGATTGGGCGGGCGGTGATGCGGTTGGATGATCTTTATGCCAAGAGCATTGCGGGGCAGGACATTCGCACGGCGTTGCAGGCGCAGCGGGAACTCAATCGGTTGTTGGATTTGTATGCGGGATCGGCGAAGGCCGAGAGTGTCGGTGATGAGGATGTAGCGGTTTTGAAACGGCAGAGGGATTTGGTGGCGGGTTATCTGCTGCCGCTCAAGGTTACGGATGAACATTACCCAGTGGAAGAGCATGCGCGTGTCGCGGCGGAGTTGATAAGGATAAATGGACTCGCAGGCATATAAAATCATCAAAGCGCAAAGCAAGGCGCGGAACAAGGCGATTGTACTGGCCGCTCAGGATATCGGTGCGCTTCCGGCGGTGAAGAATCTGCAACGCCGTGCGCGGGCGGATGGGAATTTTCGTTATTTCTGTGAGAGCTATTTTCCGCGACTGTTTACGCTGGCGTGGTCGAAGGATCACCTCAAGGTCATCGCGAAGATCGAGCAGGCGGTGATTAACGGGGCGTTGTTCGCTATGGCCATGCCAAGAGGTTCGGGCAAGACGACGCTTTGTCAGGTGGCGGCGCTGTGGGCGTTGCTCACCGGACGGCAGCCGTTTGTCTTTTTGATCGCGGCGACGGCGGAGTATGCGACGGGGGCGCTGGCGAATCTCAAAAGTCACCTGTCACAGAATGAGTTGTTGTTGGAAGATTATCCGGAGGCGGTTTATCCGATTCGGAAGTTGGAGGGTGAGAGCCGGCGTTGTAGTGGACAGCGGTATTACGGGCGGTTGACGCATATCGGTTGGACGGCGGATGAGATTGTGCTGCCGACGATTCCAGGGAGCCGCTGTTCCGGTGCCATTGTTCGGACTGCCGGACTGTTGGGTAATGTCCGTGGCGCGATGCACATCAGGCCGGATGGTGTTTCTGTGCGTCCGACTTTTGTGGTGATCGACGATCCGCAGACGGACCAGTCGGCGAAATCGCCGTCGCAGGTGCATGAGCGTTTGGCGGTGATTAACGGGGCGATCCTGAATCTTGCCGGACCGGGGTGCCGCATTGCGGCGGCGATGCCTTGCACCGTCATTCGCAACGATGATCTGGCGGATCGGATTCTCAACCGTGACAAACATCCGGAGTGGCAGGGAGAGCGAACGCAGCTTGTTTACAAATTCCCCAGCAACGAAAAACTCTGGGCGCAGTATGCGCAGCTTCGGGGCGATTCGCTCCGCAACGACGGCACCGGAAAAGAAGCGACAGCGTTTTACCTTGCGAACCGAGCCAAAATGGACGCCGGCGCTGTCGTCGCTTGGGACGCCCGGCACAATGATGATGAAGTCTCCGCGATTCAACATGCGATGAATCTGCGGTATCGTGACGAATCCACGTTTTGGGCGGAGTATCAGAACCAGCCGCTACCCGAAGAAAAAATCACCGACGGCCTGCTCACGGTCAGCGACATCACCGCCAAGACCAACGGCATCGCCCGTGGCCTGGTGCCTGTGGGTGTCAATCACCTCACCATGTTCATCGACGTGCAGGCGACATTGCTCTACTGGCTCGTTTGCGGATGGGACGATCAGTTCACGGGCTATATCGTGGATTACGGTGCTTATCCCGATCCCAAGCGGGCGTACTACACGCTCAAGGATGCGAAGCGAACATTGGCGATGGTGCATAAAGGGATGGGGCCGGAGGGGGCGATTTACAAGGGGCTTGAAGCGACGACCGAACAGTTGCTTGGCAAGGAATGGCGGCGGGATGACGGGGCGGCGATGAAAATTGAGCGGTGTCTGATCGACGCGAACTGGACGACGGACATGATTTATCAATTTTGTCGGCAGAGTCGTCATGCTGCGATTGTTATGCCCAGTCATGGCCGACATGTCGGCGCCAGCAGTGTTCCATTCAGTGATTACAAACGAAAGCCCGGCGAACGAGTGGGGCTGCATTGGCGAACGCCGAATGTGCAGGGGAAGCGGACGATTCGTCACGTTGTCGTTGATACTAATTACTGGAAGAGTTTCGTACATGCGAGGTTGACGGTGCCGATGGGTGATCCGGGGTGTTTGTCCTTGTTTGCCTGTGGCGACGGTTTCGATCACCTGCTCCTGGGCGAACACATCACCGCTGAGTACCGCGTTAAGACCGAAGCTCGTGAACGCATCGTGGATGAATGGAAAGCCAGGCCGGGCAAGCCGGACAATCACTGGTTCGATTGTCTCGTCGGTTGTGCGGTCGCCGCGAGTATGCAGGGTGCGGTGCTCTTTGGCACCGACCAGAAGGCCGCTCCCAAACGTGAACGTCTAAAACTCTCCACATTACAACGGGGGACAAAATGAAAAAATCCACCACCACCAACACTTCCGCCATCCCATCCGCCAAGCCCGAGGGCCTTGTCTGCCCCAAGTGCGGGTGCTGTCATCTGCCGGTCATATACACGCGGCTACGGCGTAACTACATCCTTCGTGCCAGGCAGTGCCGTCACTGCGAGCGACGAATGTTCACCCGTGAAATTCCCTAACAAAATGAAGATTGTTCCATATATGGAACGATTTTCAGTCCAAGCTGAAAAAAATCTCCATTTTGTCATTTCTCGTGTACGTATGGGTGAGATGACTACTTTTTCTACACAACTTCCTACCGTCGATGTGGATGACTTTGAAGCAAGGATGGCTCCCAAGTTGGAGTTCGCCCACCCAATGGATCGCGAGGACGCGATGCAAGAGGCGTGGCTGGCCAAACTGCAAGGTCGGAATCCGGCGAGGGCGATCAACACTTTCGTCGTTCGTGAATGGCGTCACCGCCTGACCGAACGAACGGGAATCCTGCAACAGGGATGACCCGTTGCTCGGTGGTTTGATTCGCCTGACTTGGCTACGGGTGCGCTCGCATTACATGGAGTGAAAGAGCGGCAATGTCTACAGAGCAACCATCTTCGCCGGAGACTCCGCATGGTCCGCTAGTCGGCATAATCCTCGAAAACGCCCAAGGGCCGGCTCGCGTGAAGGGTGACAGTTCCGAGGTGCAGCAGCATTCGCTGCGGGATCAAATCGCGGCGGATAAATACCTCGCTTCAAAGGAAGCTACACGGAAAGGACTGGGAGCAATCTTCAAGAAACTCGTGCCCCCAGGAACGGATTAAGGAACGGTTTAAGAAACGGATTCACTGCTGAATGTTTGGTTTTTTGAAAAACTTCTTCGCTTCTTCGCGTGCCTATGGTAGCGGCGACTATGTGCGAAACATCCACCGGAGCGACTACGCGCGAAGTCCGCGAGTGGTGCCGGTGACGCGGGGGGGGGTGCGGGGGCGCTACGACGCGGCGACCACGAACGATGAAAACCGTCGGCATTGGGCGGCGGCGGACGGCTTATCCGCGAACGCAGCCAACCAACCCAACGTGCGAAGGGTGCTGCGGAATCGGGCACGTTATGAGGTGGCGAACAATTCCTATGCTCGCGGGATTGTGCTCACGTTGGCCAACGACACCGTTGGCACGGGGCCACGCTTGCAACTGCTGACCGATGATGACGCCACCAATAACATTGTGGAGAAGGCTTTTGAGCAGTGGTGCGATGCGGTTGATTTGGCGGGCAAGCTCCGAACGATGAGGATGGCCAAAGCGGAATCGGGCGAGTGTTTTATTCTGCTGACGGCGAATCCGCAAATTGATTCGCCGGTGAAACTCGACATACGTTTGATCGAAGCGGACCAGGTTGCAACGACATCGCAAGCGGCGGCTGGCTCCAAGGTGCCGACGAACAATCTCACCGACGGCATCGTTTTCGACTCTCACGGCAACCCCGTCCAGTATCACATTTTGAAATACCATCCCGGCGAACGTGGAGCATTGGATGAACTCAAGCACGATCCGGTTCCAGCGGCTTCGGTGATCCACTATTTTCGCGCGGATCGTCCGGGGCAGAGCCGGGGGATTCCAGAGATTACGCCGGCGTTGCCGCTCTTTGCACAGTTGCGCAGGTATACGTTGGCGGTGATCGCCGCTGCTGAAACCGCCGCCGACTTTGCGGCTGTCCTGTATACCGATGCACCTGCCTCTGGCGAAGCCGAATCCATCGAGCCGATGGATATTGTGGAACTCGAACGTCGCATGGCGACGGTGCTGCCGGGTGGGTGGAAGTTGGGACAGGTCGCCGCCGAGCAGCCCGCGACGACTTACGCGGAGTTCAAGCAACAAATTTTGAATGAAATCGCAAGATGTCTAAATATGCCGTTCAATGTGGCTGCGGGCAACAGCAGCGGCTACAACTATTCTTCAGGGCGGTTGGATCATCAGGTCTATTTCAAATCTATTCGCGTCGAGCAGGAGCAGATCGGGCGTGTTGTGCTTGATCGCATTCTGCGGGCCTGGCTGGAAGAAGCAATTCTCGTTTCGGACTTCCTACCGCTGTGGCTCCGCACCACGCCTTTCCGTGAGCTTGAACATCAATGGTTTTGGGATGGAGCCGAGCATGTCGATCCCAATAAAGAAGCGAATGCGCAGGCTACGCGATTGCAGAGCAACACAACGACGCTTGCTTATGAATATGCGCGTCAGGGACGCGATTGGGAAGATGAGTTGCGACAACGCGCCAAGGAGATGGCGTTGATGAAGGAACTTGGATTATCCGCACCCAGCAAGGCGGCTGCCGCATGAGCGGTACAGGGTGCAGAGACGCACGTACTAAAAACGTCTCGTTATATGTAACTGATTAGAACTTTGCAAAGAGTTGATGCAAGGGCTGGGGATGTTCTGCGCCCAGCGATGGCCTGTATTTGGGAGATTCCGATGAACAATAAGCCTACCTCGATCCCCTACGTTCCAGCACCGCTGTCGCTTGTCGCGACGATGCAAATTGAAGCCGCCGCCGCTGCTGGTGCAGAAGCCGGTGGTGCAATGGCGCTGCCGCGATTCAGGATGGTCGCTTACACCGGCGGGCCGATGAAAGTTGGCGGCTGGCGCGGTCAGGTGATCGTGGACCTTGCGGGCTTGAGTATTCCCAGTCAGAACCGTCCCATCCGCTTCGGGCACGATGCCGACGCCGGCGTCGGCCATACCGACATGATCCGCGTGGAGAACGGGCAGCTTGTCGCGACCGGGGTGGTGTCACGAGACACGGCGGCGGCGAGGGAAATTGTCGCTTCGGGCAAGAACGGATTCCCCTGGCAAGCGTCGCTCGGCGCGTCGGTCGAAGAGTTCGAGTTCATCAAATCAAACGAAAAAGTCACCGTCAACGGGCGGTCATTCAACGGCCCTGTGAACGTCGTGCGCCGGGCAACGCTCGGTGAGATCAGTTTTGTGGATTTGGGTGCCGATGATGCCACCTCCGCGAAGGTCGCCGCGAGTCGCCCGCAGCAGGAGACAAACGTAATGGCCCCCCCCCTAACAAACACGCTCGATGCGGCTCCGGAATCCTCGACCGCCGCCGCACCAGCCCCGGTGATTCAAGCGGCGACCCCCGCGCTCACGACAGCGGACATTCGCGCCGAGGCGCTCGCCGAGACCAATCGCGTCGCCGCCATTCGCACACTTTGCTCGCCGTCCGCTCCGGGCGAGCGGCACTTCGCCGACATCGAAGCGCAAGCCATCAGCGAGGGATGGGACGGGACAAAAACGGCTTTGGCGGTTCTGCGAGCCAAGCGGCCTATCGTCTCGCAGCCCGGCGCAATGCAAGGCGGAGGTGGTGGAGGAATGGGTGGAATGGGAGGAGGAATGGGGGGGGGGCCGTTGGGATTTTCTCTTGCCGCTCCTGGGCCGGTGAATCAGGCGATGCTGGAAGCGGCGTGTTTCCTGTCGGCGGGCTTTGCGCAACCTGAGAAGCATTGTGATGCGCAGGTGCTTGAGGCTGCCGACAAACGCTTCCGTAACGGGATCGGACTGCAAGAGCTTTTCCTGGAAGCGGCGCGGGCGAATGGCTACCACGGGCATAGTTTCCGAAGCGATCCTCGCACCATCATGCGAATGGCGTTCGCTTCGCAGGATCAGGTGATGGCGGGTTGGAGTACCGTCGATATCGGCGGCATTTTGTCGAATGTGGCGAACAAATCTCTGCTCGAAGGCTTCTTTAGTGTTGAGCGTGTGTGGCGGAACATCTGCGCGATTCGCAACGTCAACGATTTCAAAACCGTGACCAGCTATAGACTCATCGGCACGGACCAATATGAAAAGGTCGCTCCCGGCGGTGAGTTGAAGCACGGGACGCTCGGCAACGAGACCTACACCAACAAGGCCGACACCTACGGCTTGATGCTCTCCATCGACCGCCGCGACACCATCAATGACGATTTGGGCGCGATTACAACGGTGCCGAGAAAATTGGGGCGTGGTTCGGGTCTGAAAATCAATGACGTTTTCTGGACGATCTTCCTGGCTAACATCGCGTTCTTTACCGTCGCCAACAAAAACCTACTTGCGGGTGCGGACACGATTTTGAATATCGACGGCCTCAGCAAAGCCGAGACCGCATTCCTCGACCAGGTGGACTCCGACGGCAAACCCATCGGTATCATGCCGTCGGTCATGCTGGTGCCCACGTCGCTCAGCGCCATCGGCACCCAACTCTACAAGAGCCTTGAACTTCGCGACACCACCGCCAACAACAAGTATCCCATCGGGAACCCCCACCAGGGTAAATATCGCGTGGAGGTCTCTCGATATCTCGGTAACAGCAAATATGCCGGTAACAGCCAGAAGGCGTGGTATCTGCTCGCTGATCCCAACGACCTGCCCTTAATTGAGGTCGCGTTCCTCAACGGGCAGGAGAGTCCCACCATCGAAACCGCCGAGGCGAATTTCAATGTGTTGGGTGTTGAGATGCGCGGGTATCACGATTTCGGCTGTGCGTTGCAAGACCCACGGGCGGGAGTGCGGAGCAAGGGCGAAGCGTAAGGAGAGGGAGGAGGGGGTGGGGAAATTTGGTGATCTGGTGAGTTGGTGATCTGGTGATTTTTTGGAGAGCTGCTTATGTCTGCAACTTTTGTTCATGACGGCGACAACATTGATTACACGCCTGACGTGGATGTTCCCGCTAAAGCGGTGGTTGTGCTGGGGGAGTTGATTGGCATCGCTAAACGTCCCATTCCAGCCAATACGCCCGGCAGTTTGGCGGCCACCGGCGTCTTTGATTTCGCAAAGGCCACAGCCGTCGGCAGCGCGATTGGCAGGGGCGTCAATGTGTACTGGAACGTGACGACGCAACAGGCAACGACGACAGCCAGCGGCAACAAGCTCCTCGGCAAAACCATCCAAGCCGTCGTCGATACCGATGCGACGGTGCGCGTGCGATTGAGTCAGTGAGGAGGTTCGAGTGGCTGATCTTCTACAGCGCGGCATGGCTTGGTTGGAAGCCAAGCGGACAAAGTTCATGACGCAACTTGTGGTTTATCAGCGCGGCAGCGACACGGTGGAAGTGCCCGCGACCATCGGCGAGACGGTTTTCAACATCGACGATGGCGGTGGTGCTCTGCTGCGGATCGAGTCGCGGGACTATCTGATTTGCGCGGCGGACATGGTGCTTGGTGAAATACCGATCCTGCCCAAACGCGGGGATCGCATCCGGGAAACCAGTAGCGATCAGACCTATGTGTACGAGGTCGTCGGGCCGGGTGATGAACCTTGCTGGCGATGGAGCGATGGATACCGCACCACCATGCGAATTCATACAAAACAAGTTGACATGGAAGAAGTTACATGAATCAAAACAACTGTCAATACGAACGAATTTGTCGCTCTGAGTTCGCGGGGCTTCATTCGAAGATCGACCGGCTCGATGAGGCCATTCGCGGCAACGGCAAGCCGGGCATCAATCTGCGACTGGAACTGTTGGAAACCGCCGTCGCTTACCGCCGCCGACTTACGTGGATTGTCATCGGCGCGTTTATCAGCGCCGGCGCTTCGGCAGTGATGCAACTGATTCAGTTTTTGGCGAGGCATTGAGATATGTCATTGGTTATCGACATTGCAGACGCAATCGTTACGGCGCTCAAGGCCGAACCACTCGCGCTCGATGCGGTGCGGGCGTATCGCCCTGAGTTCGAGTTGGTGGAACTCAAGACGTTGCGTGTGTCAGTGGTGCCGCGAGGCATTGAGATTACGAGCTTGAACCGGAACGTCAACCAGCACGACGTGAGCATTGATGTCGGCGTGCAAAAGAAAGTCGATCCCGATGATACCGCGGCGCTCGATGCGTTGATGGCGAAGGTCCAGCAGATCGCCGACGAGTTGCGGTTGCGACGATTGGTGCTTCCCGAAAATGGATCGGCGGTTTGGGTGAGGACTGCGAACGAGCCGGTCTACTCGCCCGATCACCTGCAAAGCAAGCAGGTCTTCACGAGTGTTCTGACATTGACCTTTCGTGTGATGAGGTAAGCCAAATCATGAAGAACGTCGTCATGTTGTGTGTGGAAGTTTCCAGCGAGTACCAGCCATTGTCGAAGCAATCGCTGGTGGCCAGTGTGGATATCAACGTATCGCCGCGAAATGCCGGGCCGGTCTTCTTTCGCGGGACAGATGGCAAGGATGTGCCGTGGGACTCGCTCGCCGGCCAGTGGCACCGTTTCTCACGTATCGACCTCTCGGAAATCTTCGTCAAGGGTACGCCCGGTGATGTGGTCACAGTGGTTGGAGGAACATAATCATGCCATACGGTTTCGGATTATGTTCTGAATCGGGGGGAGGCGAACCGGGCGGTGGCGGCGGAGCAACGGCAATATCGCAGGATCGCGATATTAGGGTCATCGTTCCGTTCCCACGCAATACCAACGTTCCGATGAACGTGCAGGTGGAGTTTGCGCTTGATCGGGATTTTGAAAATATCTTTTTCACGCTCGATACAAAAACGGCGACGCCGGAGCAGTTGGAGTTAATCAGAGTCTTCGATGGCGAGGGGTCTTTGTTCTGGCATGAGATCGGCAACGGCGGGTTGATGCCGCCGTTTCGTGGGCAGCCGCTCATCATCGACGCACGGGCATTGATTGGCAGCAATTTCAAAGAGGCGTTTTACCGCTGGAAATTCGTCCAAAACGGTGAAGACGACACGAACGTAAAAGGCGGCATTTTCGTGGGAGCACTGCAATGAGCTTTTGGCGAAGCACATTAGCGATTTTGGGTCTGGTATTGACGATGAGCCTTTCGGCGTCGCTCGCCTGCCCGACGCCCATTGCGTTCGAGAAGAATTACCTGCACATGATTAACAACCATGTGCATACCATTAACGACGGGATTTACCATAACGGTTTCACGGCGAATCTGCCGGTGACGATGCGGTACTTTACAACACCAGCGCAGTTGTCCGCTGGCAGTCCGCTTCTCCCGCTCACCGATTTAATCATGGAATACAAGGTCAGAACGCCGCCGAATGCTTACCCGGCAGAGTGGACCGTGGCGGCGAGGATTCAAAATAGAGAATGGAATCCGAACTTTCCAAAACGCTCTATCGCTCTGTTCGGAATTGATAGTTTCGATCCGCCGGAATTAAAGCCGGGCGATAGGGTCATCATGCGTATCTATACAGCAAGCGCCACGGTGGAGGGCGTCATGTACGAGAACGGAAACAGAACAGAAAACCCCGACGTGAACGGCAATGACGCTGTGACGGGCCTACCCACAACGTGGCACCCCAAAGATATCGTCGAGTTTGTGATTGCTGAAAACAGAAAGATGCAATGAAACACATAATTGCAATTGTAGCTTTGGCGTGTAGCACGGTTGGCTTCGGTCAGGCGACGCAGCCAGCCTTTACGCCGCAAGCACCTGCATTCACGCCGGCGGTGGCATCGTTCTCCGCAACGACGCCGAAGTTTGCACCGTCGTTCGCTGTGTTCGAGAAAGCCGCACCAGTCGAGTTTGCACCGTCGTTTTCCAGCTTCGCTGCGTCGCAGGTAACGTTCAAGCACGCTCCGATTGATTTCAGTAAACTGTCGGAGCAGATTCCCCGGTTCATTCGTTACGCAGGGGTTTTCAGCAAAGACAGTGACATTGCTCGGCGGCGGTTCTTCGTTCCAACAAACGTTGACGTGCTCGACAAATGGCAAGCGGTTTACTCTCGCACGTATCCGCCGATAGCCGAGGTACAGTTGCTGGTCGGACTGCGGATGGTTTCGGAACTGCGGGCACCGACCTGCGACGCCGAATATGCAAACTTCACACGCGAGTTGGATTACTTCGCTGGGGAAAAATACAACGCTCTGCTGCTCGCCTGGTATATGCAGGACGATCCGAAGAATTTTGACAAAGCGATTGCCTACGCGAAATTAAAAGGTTTCAAAGTATGGTTCGCTTTTGCCGGTTCCATAGACGCGACCGACATCTATGCAATGGACCCGGCGGACTACCGGGATGGTTTGCAGCATCTCGCGAAACAATGCGACGGCTTTCTCCTCGGTTGGCGGCAAACGGCTCCCGGAACGGTCCTCTATAAAAATAAGCGAACGCACAACTACAAACCAGATGCGCAGTTCATCGGCTACACACTTGAAGCAGTGCGTAAAGCGAATCCGAACATTCCCGTGCTGGGCGCATTGCAATTTTTTCACTCGGAAGCGTCCAAGGCGGCGGTATGGAAGACTATCCCCGATGGCGTCTCCGGCATCGTCGCTTTCAATTTCGGCGTGAACACCGTCAGCACCGACGCTGCCATGCGGTTCTTGAATAAGACAGAGAAAAAGATCGCGATTCAGGTCGTCGGCGAACGCTACTACTATTCGACGATAAGGCCGAACAACAGAACCGATGCCGTCAACCGTGCGATTTGCCGAGCTATCGAGGAACGGTACATCGCCGCCGGTGCTGTGCTCACCATCACGGATGCGGGGGATTTGAGTGATTTTAGCAGTTTTGCAGAACAAGCGATCGACGGTCGTGGTACTTCCGACTTGCGTAAGTCGAAGTGGCATGTACCTGGCTCTAAAGAGAAGGATGAAAGATGAAGAAGGTTATTCTTGGTGCGGCGTTGTGTGTTTGCTTTCTTGGCAGTGCGGTGACGGCACAAACGACGGCACCTGCAACATGGGCATGGTCGAATTATCAAGCCATTACAGAAGATAACGAGCGGGCTGTTTGGTTGGAAACGAACGTTCCGACCAGCTCTGTATCCGTTGACCAACGCATCGCATGGGTTGAGGCACGGGCGGAAGTGGCCGAATTCCTGGGTAAACTCGACTCGCAAAAAGCATACTTTGACCAGATGGATTCTGACGCGGCCAGGGTTCGGCTGACGGACCAGTCGCTATTTAAGTACCGAAAAGCATGTATCGCCCTTGTCAAATTCAATGACACCGCCTTTGCCGAGACTGTCGCCAAGCAGATCACAGACGTTGCTCTTAAAAATGAAGCACTGTCGCGAACTTATTCCAAGTCGGGTGATTGGGAAAAACTTCTCCCGGTGGCGGAAGCGACGGGCAATCATTTTAAGGTCTTTCAATGCTACGACGCCCTTATTCAGGCCGGAAAATCCACCGAAAAAATCAAACTGTTCGAAAGCGGCAAAAAGGCGTTGGAAGCCAACTTCGGTTACTTCAGGGATGCGAGGCAGGTAATTGACGTACTCATTAAAACGGACTGGACCGGCACAACCGTCACGCGGCAAATGGTGCTCGACACGTTGAAGGCGTATCGCAAAACGATCCCGCCCATGAAAGCTGAAGCGAGATTTCTGAAGGGTTGGGGTGAACTGGCGGGCGATCTCGATATGCAGATTCAACTGCTCGAAGTCGAACTCGCCAGGGGAGTCGCTACCAAGTAATGAGTCGTAAGGGGTGCAGTCGTGATCGTCGCCAAAGCAAAGATTAAATATGACGCCAGGAAGGTCGTCAACGCTGCCAAGCGCGGAAGTATAACAAGTCTTGGCCATGCTGCGGGGACGATCCGACTGCAAGCCCGGCACTCGATTAAACAAAAACCAAAGAAGTCGCGGGTGGGGAGTCCGCCGAACACTCGTAAGGGTCGCTTGCGGAGCGCCATCAAGTATGCGGTGAGTAAATCGCCGCTTTCAGCAGTGATTGGGCCGGATGCCGAAGTTGCTGGCACCAGCGGGAAGGCTCACGAGTTCGGCGGGACATACAAGCGTGGACGCTTCGACAAGCGACCGTTCATGCTCCCCGCATTGGAGAAGGTCAAGGATCGGTTGCCCAAGCATTGGGCGAATTCCATACGTGGCGGGTGATCCAGGGCGGTCGTTTGGCTGTCGTGCAGGGAGTCATTCTGCATACATAGAGTTGAGGAGACTTTTAGATGAGTGTGAAGCTCGGACTTGACGCCAAGCTGTATTACTGTGTTGCCGGCATTGGTGGTACGCCTACGTGGATTGAGTTGACGAATGTTAAAAACGTCACGCTCTCGCTGACGAAAGGTGAGGCCGACGTAACGACAAGAGCCAACAATGGATGGAAGGCGACGGCGGGAACTTTGAAGGAAGGTTCTATCGAATTTGAAATGGTGTGGGATACTGCCGACGCCGGATTTACCGCCGTGAAAACTGCGTATTTCAATAACTCGCTGATTGGCATCGCCGCGATGGATGGTCCGATCACCGGACCCAATTCCAACGGCAGCCAGGGCCTGTGGGCGGACTGCATGATTACCGACTTTACGAGGGATGAGCCGTTGGAAGAAGCATTGTCGGTGAAAGTCACGGCCAAACCCACCTATTCGGCAAATCCCCCGGTATGGAAAACGATGGGTACGGCATAGTCCCACCATCACTCCCATCGCGGAAACCTGAGTCCTCTGCTGTGCATTGAATGGAGACTAGCAATGAAAACCTTTGTGGATAACGCGGGTCGCACCTGGACTGTGCAGGTCAACATCGGCACCGTCAAGCGTGTGCGCGATCTGGTGAAAGTGAATCTGCTGGAAGTGATTGAAGGCAAACTGCTGGAAAAGCTCATCTCCGATCCGATCCTGCTGTGTGACGTGATTTACTGCCTCTGTCAATCGGAAGCGGATACGCGGAACGTTACGGACGTGGACTTTGGAAAGGCAATGGCGGGCGATGCCATTGAGTATGCGACGACGGCGCTCTTGGAGGAACTTGTCGATTTTTTCCCCGATGGCCGGCGCAGAGTGTTGAGCAAGGCGTTGGCGAAACTACGGAAGCTCGAAGCAACTGCACTGGCGACGGTGGAGACGCGGTTGGACTCGCCGGAACTGGAACGGCGGCTGATGGCGGAACTCGCGGCAATGGACGAAGCAGTGCCGACGACGTTTGGGAACTCATCTGGCAATGCGCCGGCATCCTCGGCATCAACCCCAGCCCTCGCACACTCCGCGAACTAATCGACATGACGCAGGCGAAGCAAGAGGACAACTGGAATCACACCGCGGCGCTGCTGGCGATGCAGGCAAATAGCAACCGCGATCCCAAGAAAGGACGGTCATTCAAACCCGCAGACTTCCACCCGATCCCCACCACACGCGTCAAACGCACGAAGTCGTCACCACCCCCGCCGCTGAAAAGCGACATCACAGTATTGAAGATTTTTGTCAAATAACAGGAGATACCATGAAAACGAAGCTCAAGCTCATTCTCGCGGCGATCCTCACGGCTGGTCTCGTGGCGTGTAACGGTGTGCAACTGAGTGCAACGTACTCGGAGCGTCTCGATACCGCCGCTGCCGCCGCCGCTGAAAGTTACAAGCGGATGCAAACGCCGGAGGATCAGGGCGGATTGACGCGAACACAAGCCACGCAGGTCATCGGGGGCGTGTCGGATTTTCTGAAACTTCTACGTGACGCCCGCGATGGCAAGGCGTCTTCCAATTCCACGCCGGTCACGAACCCATAACGACGTTAATGGCCACGGATGCCCCCCCCCTCACGGATAAACATGGATATTTTTTAACGAGGAAATGTTATGTCTGAAACTGTCGGAACGATCATTGCGGAAGCCGGAAAAGAAACTTTGCAAATCATCATCGAAAGAGCGATTGCAAAGTACGGCAAAACACAAACATCGTTGCTCGCTCCCATCATCACCCAGTACGGCCCAGTCTTCGCCGCGATGACGGCGGCGGAAGTATGGGGATGGCTTGAGTTGGCAACGAAGGGGAACCGCTTCAAGGCGTACTCGGAAATTCTCGCCCGGTTGCCTAACCAAGAGCTTGCGGATGAGTGGGCGTCGATCAATGCAAAAATGCAATCCGCGAACATTCAGAATGCACAAAACGTTGATTGGCAAAGCGAAGCAATCGCGGGCTTCTTAAAAGGGCTGGTGATGATCGCAACTTCTATGGTGTGCCTTTAGAAAAGAGTCCGGCAAGGTTGCGGTTTTCAAAACTGTCAGTTGGGTACTTGAGAAGGGATTAGATATGAATCGTTTTCGGGAATGGTTGAAGGGCAAGAAGACTTATCTTACCGGCGTCGGCGCGATCATCACGGCTATCACTTTGTATGCCACGGGTGATTGTGAACTGGGCGTCACGATGCAAACAATCTTCGGCGCGTTTATGGGAATGTTCATGCGGGCAGGTGTGCAAAAAGTGCAGGACGCGGCAGAAGCGGAGTAAGTGCAGCGATGACGGGCGACACTGGCATCAAGGCTTTCGCGGCGGTGCTGGGGGGGCTGGGAAGCCCCCAAACCGGCGATATTGTCACGGCGATTTCGCAGGTGGATGGTGTTCGTGTCTGGACGCCGTCGCTGACGTTCGATCAGTTCCGTGCTGATGTCAATCTGGCTGTCCGTCTTTTTCCTGCAAGGAGAGTGGTACTGGTCGGTCATTCGTTCGGTGCTCAACGGGTATTGGAAGTATGCAATGGCGTTTTGTTTTATGGCATCCGTGTGGACTACCTCGCGCTGATTGATCCGGTGGCCTACGACCCGTTCTGGTCACGTACTTTGGCTTATCCACAGGAAAATGCCGCTCCGAAAATCTGCGACATCTTCCGGGCCGCCAACTCGTTCCCTGTTCTCCCCGCCGCGATCTCCGGCGGGCCTGTTCCTATCGTGGTAGCCGGCACCGGCCACAATTCGCTGTGCCATAGTAAGGCGGTCATCACCGCCATCGTGGATCGCGTCATTCGGCGATGTGCGTTGACGAGCATGTGCATGACGCCAACAGTGACGGGAGTGTAAAGCAATATGGCATCCCCACAGGGCATCAAGGCTGGCAGTGCTTTCATCGAACTGCTCGTTCATGACGGGAAGTTGGTGAAGGGGTTGCAGAAGGCGAGCCGGAAGCTCAAGGCTTTCGGGGATGCTATCGCTGGTTGGGGCCGGAAGATGGCGATGGTGGGGACGGCGGTTGCTGCGCCGTTGGTGGCGAGTGCGAAGGTTTTTGCGGAGATGGGTGATCGGATCGCCAAGGCGTCGGCGAGGACGGGGGTGTCTGTCGAGACGATTTCGGAGTTGGGCTATGCAGCCGAGATGTCGGGGGCTTCGCTGGAAATTCTCGAAGGCTCGTTGCGGCGGATGCAAAAGACGATCATCGCCGCCGCCGAGGGAGGTAAGAGTGCGACGGAGGCACTTGCGAAGCTGGGGTTGACGGTCGATGACTTGCGCGGGTTGTCTCCGGATGAGCAATTTAAGCTCATCGCGGATCGGTTGTCGCAGATCAAGAGTCCGGCGTTCAAGGCGGCGGTGGCGATGGAGCTTTTTGGGAGAGCTGGTACGCAGCTTCTTCCCATGATGAGTAATGGTGCTGCGGGGATTGAAGCGTTGCAACAGCAGGCGCGGGCGTTGGGGCTAACGATGTCCACCGAGGACGCCCTGGCTGCCGCGGCGCTCAAGGATACTTTTACGGTGCTCTGGAAGGTACTCAAACAGGGCGTGTTTGTCATCGGCTCGGCGCTGGCTCCCACGCTCAAGGCTGTGAGCGAGTGGATCATTGATACAGTCGTCACCGCCACGGCATGGATCAAACAGAACAAGGAACTGGTGGTGAGCATTTTCAAGGTTGCCGCCGGGATCGTGGCCGGTGGAGTGGCGCTCATGGCGTTGGGATACGCGATCACCACCGTCGGTGCCGTTCTGGGCGCACTGGCAGGTATTATCGCCGGCGTCGGTGCGGCATTGGGTATGCTCGGTGCGATTATCGTCTGGCTGGTCTCACCTATTGGTCTAACCATCGCCGCCATCGTCGCCCTGGGTGCATACCTTGTATATGTTTCCGGCACAGGCGGTAAGGCCCTCGCTTGGTTGGGTGATCGCTTCGCGGATTTGTCCGAGTTCGCCAGCGAATCGTTTCAAGGCATCTCCGATGCACTCATGGCCGGCGACATCGCTCTGGCTGCCAAGGTTTTGTGGACAACGCTCAAGATTGTCTGGCAGAAGGGCGTGTTGGAACTGACTCACCTGTGGGAGGGCTTGAAGTCGGGGGCAATGAAAGTTGTTTATGGCATGTGGTACGGCATACAGGCTGCGTGGGAGATCGGCACCTCCTCCGTCGCGGAAATCATGCTCAAGCTCCACTACGGCATGATGGATATGTGGGAACGGTTGTCAACGGGCGTGATGAACGTGTGGGACTCGACGATCAACTGGGTCGCCAAGCGGATCATCGACCTGTGGGGACTGGTGGACAGCACACTCGATACCGACGATATCAAAAAGGGTTTGGACGATGATGCCCAGTCCCGCATCGGTGATCGGAATAGGGAGAAGAACGCCAACCTTCAGCGGATCGCACAGGAGCGGAGTACCGCACTAAAAATGCTCGATCAGGATCAGGAGCAGAACTTGGCACGTATCGGCCAGGCGGCGATCAACGCCGAAAATCTGCTCGACGCCGAAGCACAAAAGAAGATCAACGCTGCTCAAGCCGAGTTGGAGGCTGCGAAAAAAGAGTGGCAGGCCGCTATCGGCGAAGCTCGCCAGAAGCGGCAGATGAAGGATGCGGAGGGGCCGAAGCGTTTGGATCGTCCGCTGGATATCGGCGATTACCTCGAAGGTTTGGGGCCGGTTATCGAGCAGGCCAAAGAAAAGACTGTCGGTGTCAACGGTACGTTCAACGCGATGGAAGCTCGCGGCATGGCCGGTGGGCCTGTCGCTGATCGGATCGCCAAAGCCACCGAGGAAACAGCGAAGCACACAAAGAAGCTATTGCAAGAAGCCCAAATGGGCGGCTTGAGTTTTGATTGAGGAAGAGATTGCCGTGCCAATTACCGTGCGTGAGAAATTCGAGAGCCGCCAATCCACTGCGGGCGATAGTGCGCAGGTGGAGTTGGCGTATGTGATTGCCGGCACCGACGATGATATTCTCGCCAAGAGTTCGCTCGCTGCTTCGACGCCGACGCTTTATGACGGGTTGGTACGGCAGACATTGCAGATCGAGCCGGTGGGTCCGGAGTTGTGGGACGGCGTTGTGCGTTACGGCAAGGACGAAGATAAACAGTCCCAGGATTCCACATTCGCCTTCGATACCGGGGGTGGGACGCAACATGTGACGCAGAGCCTTCAAACCGTTGGTCGTTATCCCAACAACGCCCCCGACTTCGGTGGTGCCATCGGTGTGACGCATGATTCCGTCGAAGGCGTCGATATCACGATTCCGGTGTACCAGTTCTCCGAGACTCACTACCTGCCTGCTGCGTTCGTCACCACCGGGTATCGCGGTTCGTTGTTCTATCTCACCGGCAAAGTCAACAACAATTCCTTCCGTGGTCTTCAAGCAGGCGAGTGTCTGTTCCTGGGCGCATCGGGTTCGCGTCGCGGCACCAGCATCGAGGACGATTGGGAGATCGCATTCCGTTTCGCTGGCAGTCCAAACGTGACGGGCTTGCGAGTCGGCACCATCAGCGGTATCAACAAAAAAGGCTGGGATTATATGTGGGTGCGTTATCAGGACGCCGAGGACGAAGACGCCAAGGTGCTTGTGAAGAAGCCCATCGCCGTATACGTCGAAAAAGTTTACGAGATGGCCAGCTTCGCAGGTTTGGGTATCGGGACGTAGGTATGGTCCCTCCTATACGACAGCGCAAGATCGTTCATAAATTTTTTTTCAATCTTGCGCTGTCGTACTGCCCTTTAGGAGTTATGCGGTTGTCAAAGAGCTTTGTGTACCTGTTTATTCAATCGTTTTATTTTCCGCAGCCAGTCTAACAGTCCAACGGTCTATCGTCTAACCATCTGGTGAAGCTATGGGCGACAATCTGAAAAAAGTTCAAAGTGGCGACAAGCTGCGTATGCCAGCGGCGGCATACAACGCATTCATCGACACGGCGAGAGATTTTCAGGCTCGTCAGCGAGGGATTTCTTCAACGCCACAAGCCGCGACGCGATCCAGCGGGATCGTGCTGGTGCGTAACGATTCAAGCGAAGACCTCACACGCTATAGCGTGTTGGGTGTTGATAAGCCAATCATTGGCCCAAAGGATAAGCTCGACAGTTTCAAGAATTGTGTAGCGGTCGTCGGCGTGAAGCCAACGAAGGATGACCACGTTGGCAAGTTCGTGGTGCTATTGGAACCATTGAAACGCAAAGCAATCGGCATGGCGTATGGCGCGGGGATGTGCCCTGTGAAAATTGATGTGCCGGACGAAAAGATCGAATATCCGTATGCCGACATTGCCGACGGCAAGACCGCCAACCTGAAAGCGAAGCACTACGGCGCGGCGACGATCCTATGGCGCGAGGGCGGCACAGGCGTACAGTGGGCCTTGGTGCGTCTGGGATCGCCGATGAAGGCGCAAGTGTTCCCCGTGAAGTTGAAGCAGGTCTACGGCGAACAGGGCGACGAGAAGAAGCCCGCCACCTGGACCTACGATGTGAGCGATGCCATCACCGACGACACACTCGCCGAAGGCGTCAACCCCACGTCCAGTCCACATCAATGGAAACGCCCCTCCGTGGGTTACATGATTAAAGCCACCTTCGGCTACGCCAGCTACGACAAGGATGACAAACTGGTGCTCGGCTGGATCAACGAGCAAGTCGAGCAGGCATCGTGCGAAGATGCTGGGGGGACGTATTACTAATGGCAGCGAGCGGTAAAACAGTCGTGTTGGCAGATGAGGAGGGGAGAGTTGGCGGAGTAAGCGGCAAGCGCGGATTGCTGCCCGGCGGCAAGGGAGCCGTTTACGACGATGACGGCAATTGCGCCTTCTGCTGCGGTTGCGAACCAAAAGTGCTTGCATGGTACACGACCAACGCCAACACCAATCCGGTCTGGAATTTGAGGCCGTACCAGGGCACACGCAAAGCGCCGCCGAACTCATACTGGCGGATTATCGAGATGAGCGCGTGCCTCATTTATCACACCGGATGCGTGGATAAACAGGGGCGGCTGGTGGGTCTGCCGGACGAGTTCCGGTCGAACTATTACTACGACGGATATATGGAATTGCAGATCGGTTGCTATGACCCGAAAGACGGATTGATTCATTGGCCGGGCCACTGCCAACCCACGAGTTATCGCTACTCTTGCTGAGGATGAGTTAATGTTGGATGTACTCCACGACACCGGAATGATGACCCACATGCCGTTCTTAACGCTCGATCAGGAGGGGCGAGAAACGTTGCTGTTTTGCCAGGCCGGCGCGGATCGTATCTGGAAAGCATACTTCCGCTCCCCCGATGGTGAAGTCCGTCGTTTGCCGACAGCCTTGCCAGCGGATATCTGCGAGTGTTCGCCTACTGCGTGGCACGACGATGCGGGTTGGCATGTGACGTTAATCGCCGGAGGCAAGGCCGACGATCCGCTGTTCCGTCTGTACCGTTACGATGGCCCTTCACTGGATCGTCTCAGTCCGCCGATGGCGGTCCAGGCGGCGCGGTCGGGGTACATATATAAGGACAGACTGGTTTACGGCGAACCGGAAAATCTCGTGCATGTTCGCCGACCACTAGGTGGCGGCGGCGATAAGGTGATCGAGTTGCCCGGCGCATTTATCTATCGCGTGGCGTATCGTGCCGACGCGCCCGACATGCTCTTAATCAGCGGCCAGTGGCAACAGGAAGACGGCGATGGCGGAATCTTCACGGTCGAATACGACTTGACCGCCGATGCCCAGCGCATCATCACCTGCGACGATGACAAGCCCGCTTACAAATGCACGATCCTCGGCGACAAGATTCTTTACGCCGACCGCATCGGTGCAAAGTTTGAAGATCGGCGTATCTGCCAGGCGAAGTCCACACGCGGAACAAAATCGCAGATCGCCATCGCCCGCTTGCCGGGGCAGGTAACGGCATCATCCACGGTCGCGGTGAAAGGCTGCAACTGCAAGAAGCCTGTATCAACGGCAGCGATCCCGACCACGCGCCCGTCGTGTTTGGAATGCGTGGAAAAACACCTCGGCGCGGCCTACGTGCTTCTGTCTGAATCACAGGACGGCTACGCTTACCGCCTCCGCGCCGTCGGCCACCTGCACGAAGCCGAAGACGAATCGCAGCAGTGGCCGGCGCTACATGCCGCCGTTCGCGCCACACGCAAAGCGTACCAGACGCAAGGCACGGTCCCCGACTGGCAGACGTTGGAAAACCAGATGGCGGAAGCGCGAAGGGGGGGGAGCCATGTTGAATAAGAGCTTTCGCATCACGCCGCTGGACTCCTCTCGCTGCAACATCGGCTGGACCTGCCCGTGGCCAACCGGCGTATCGTGGCTGTTCATCAACGGCAAGCACGCGCTGGGGCCGGTGCTCATGGACACAGCCGAGCGCGTGGTGCCGGTGTCTTGGTCCGCAAGCGCCATCGCGGCGCTGGAGATTCACGACTTCCCGGACATGAACGTGGTGCCCGCAGCCATCGAGATTTTGCCGAACACACGACCGACAATCCAGTGGCGATGCGTGGAACAGGCCGCTCGATACCGCCTGTACTGCCGTGCGTTCGGAGAAGCAAACGAAAGATTGCTACTCGAACTGCCCGCGCGAGCGGGGATGGACGATTACCAGATTACTTGTCCGGTCCCGCTGGTTGCGGGCTGGCATTTTTTCCACGTCGAGGCAGTGGATACTTATGGCAATGAATCAATCTGTCATGCGTGGAATTATCGCGTGTGGGACTTACCGAAAGCGACGCCGCCACTGGTCGTCACCGCCGGTAGCGCCCCTGGAATGTACAACTTTATTTTGTCGGAGGAAAAATGACACCAAGCGCAGATAAATTACGTGTGTACTATCCGTCCAAGAACCTCACGAGCGACGGCGCTGCATTGCCGCTCTGGACGACGACCGCCGGAAGCGAGCTTACTAAAATTGTCGCGTCGTCGCTTTCGCAGGCCGACGATTACTGGGCTGGTGCCATTGGTTTTTTCGAGGGAAACACCACCACTGTTGCGCTTCAAGGGCAATTTTTCCACGTTAAAAGTTTCACCAGCGCCAGCCGTACCCTCGCGCTGACACAAGACCTACCGGCGGTTCCACAAAGCGGAGACACGTTTCGTCTGGTGCTCGGCGGCAACTATCGTTCCAGCACCGAAGTCGTCGGAATGCTCGTCGGCGGTGCGCTCCCGGAGTTTAAGGCTGGGGGGGGAGTGGCGGGTGTTCAGGTAACGGGCGTGACGATCAAAAAGGCGTCGGCTTTTTTGGGTGCTGGTACGTTGACGGTCAATTACCGACGCGCCCAGCAGTTGCTGTTTGTAAGGATGGGCACACAGGCATATGGTGTGGGGCTGGACGTCTCGACCAACATCACCAACGGCATCGTCTTCGCCGCCGACGGTCAAGGGTTCATTCAGGTGGACGTGAACGCCGCCCAGTTAGCCACGGCGGATCGCACCGACACCTGGACGCTGACCTTCCCTGAACGCACCCTCACGCCCGACTACGAAGGCTACGAAACCACCACCGGCAATGGCGGAAAGACGCGCTACCGCTTGGAGTGCGTCAGAAATACCGACACCGTGGATGCGATGGTGGACTTGGCGGTCTACACCGGCAGGCCCGTCGGCGCGGCCACAACCATCGCTTCCGGACAGAGCTTGGCACTTCTGGCGGCGGGGTTCGACGTGGCCGACGCCAGCACTTGGCCGACGCGGAGCTTCTGGATCAAGAACAAAACGGTGAACAGCGCCGCTGGTGATTGTCGCTATGTCATCTACCGCAGCGGTAACACGCTTTATTGCTTACAGGTCGATTGGGCGACGCTCGCTTTCAACACGGGCACCAGTCAAATCCGCCAAGGGGACACGCTGACCGGCACCTCGTCTGGCGCTACGGCCGTTGTGGATCAGGTCATGCTCACCGAGGGGAGTTGGGGTTCCGGTAACGCCGCCGGCACCCTCTTGCTGAAAAAAGTCGTCGGCACATTCACCAGCAGCGACTATCTCCGCGTCAACACTACCAACATGGCCCGCGCAACCGCCAACTCCGTCCTCGGTCTTCGCGGCTACACCGCCGTCAACTGGTCGTCGGGAAACGCCATCGAGTTAATGAGCGATGTGGATTTGGGCGTCAACAAACCGCTCTTGAACCAGTACGAAAACCCCACCTCCGAAACCACCGCCCCCGCCAACGTGATATTCAAAGACGCATCCAACGCCGCGACCGCTCTGCCGATGGACAATCTTGCCCCCAGCAGATTGCACGGTGTCTGGCGGCGTGAATGGATCATGGACGGTCATCAGTCTCGCGCCGGTGTTGATGCGGACACTCGTTATTCGTGGAGTTAA